TTTTCATTGGGGGTTTTCTTGATTACCCCCATATTATAGGGGGTCTTGGGGCGGGTGTCAAGGGGTCTGTCCAGAATTTATTTTTGGTGCCAAAAGTGGGGAATCAAGTTCAAAAGAAAGATTTAGTGTTTGTCTTTTTCCAGAAATTTGTGGATAAGTGCCATGAACTATCCAAGACGGAAAAATTATCATTTTACCTACTTGTGGTTTTACATAATTTATCAAATGTGGTTTGGTGAAGAAATAGAAAAATCCAGCAATTAAGTCGTGCATTTTTGAATGATTTTCACTCATTGGATTTGAACAATCACCTTCTTTTAGTGGACTAGAAATATAAAGTGTGACACTTATAATTCTAGGATCAATGCAGAGTGCTCCTCCAGGACGAGTCAAAGTATGATTATGTGCAATATGGTAAGAATTTTTATAACCAATGCAAGTCCAACAATTTGTTAATGTCAAAGAAGTATCTGAATTTATTAGATTATGCTCAATTAGACAATCTCTAACTTTTTCTTGTAATGAAAGTGTAATACTTTTATCAATATGTCCAAACAAATTATACTGTTTTATATTACCCTGAGAACTTTTACCGTAAATTCTACTTTGCAATGAATTTTTTTTGATTGTAGATGAAATAGATCTTTTAATTTTAGTAAGATTAGAATCATCTACCATTTCTTCAATTAACCAATCAGGAGATTTTCTTGGATCTGCATATTTTCCAATTTCACCATCATCACCATCATTATTTTTATTCAAATGAGAATCTTCCGAACAGCAAATTCTTGCTAATTCCGCAGCAGAAAATGTAATAGTTTTATCATTCGCAATATTAGGCATGATAAGCAGTATCTAATTATGAAGGTTTTATTGGCCAGGTAAGTTCGATAACGTTGTTGACAGATAAAAGTTCTTGATCAGTTATTGTTGAAGGAAAATCTCTAAGTTCTTGTCTGTAAATTTCCCATTCTTCTCTTTTTTCTGGAGATAATGGAGAACTTGGAAAAGCTGTCCAATCACATCTCAAAAGATAACTATTTCTTTTTTCTCTCAGTTCATACCATCTAATTTCTAAAATCTCATTATCTGGTTTTTTCTCTATTCTTTTTGTCTCTGGATTATACCAGTAATCTATTTTTGCAAAATTTTTATAATCTTCTTCAGTGACCACATAACATTTAACATCTGGTGCCGAACTAAGATTTGGATAGTGTGAGGTAACACTAAATGCATTAGTGCCATCTTTTACCAAGAGATAAAAATCCATTATTTAGCCCAACTCCCAGTCCAATTACAAGCTGGCGTAGCTCTTTGTTCTGAATTATAAACAACTAACTCAATATCCCCAGACCTTACATTGTAATAACAATAAAGACTATCGTTTCCATCCACACCACCAGCAAAGTAAATTTCTCTTGAAGAATTTATAAACTGTTTTAGATTACTCATTGAATAACCAGCAGGAGGATACGTGTAACTAGTCTGCCCAGAATTAACTCCATATGTATGTCGATAATTTGAATCATAGGACATGAAATCTGTGGAAGATCCAGTTTTAAGCTGGTCCTTCAGTGCCGTTCCAGCAAAATTTCTAATGGTATTAACTTCAATTGTTTCTACTCTTAAGGTACTCATTTATACCGTCCTCCCTAGGGCTTCGTTGAAAATCGCATCAATTTCTGGTGAAATATTTTGCACTGGAGTATTGTCACAATTATTACATCCAGCAGCATATTCTTTTTCCACTCTAATTGTCCTTGCCTTAGCAGTTTCTATTGGAGAATTTAGAATAATTTCATTTTTGTTTGCTGGAATAGATTGAATATAAGGATCATTAATAAGTCTTTCAGTTTCTACTTTTAGTAATTCTTCAATAGCTGATTCCGATCTTACATCAATTGCATTTTGCAGCCAATCTTGAATATCATACATGGTATGTTCAAGTGCTCTTTTTTGAACATCATTAATAATAACAGTAATTTCCATAAAAGTCAACCTCCGATTAGATAACCCATATATGTATTATGGGTGCCACAGCATCTTGTTCCGCTATTGATATTATAAACCCTCACTGTATCATTTTTATTTAGTGCAAAAATAGCAAATGCTTCCATAGTTTTATGACCGCTGAAATTTCCAGAATATCCTGCACCATAACTATCTGTTGATGCTCCATTAATATACCATCTTAGATCAACAATTTCACCATTACTAGGTGTTAAAGTCTTACACCAAAATGCATAAAGTCCTTTTTCAGGTGCAGTAGCAGTTCCATTTGCATTGTACCAATTTCCTCTGTTTGCTAAAATATTACCAAATGACATATATCCACCACCACCTTCATCACCTTGTCCATTTCTAGTTGCAATAAAATAAGGAAGATTAGGTCGATACAACCGTCCATCAGAAGACGGTGTTATTGCAGATCCAGTTGGAATTGCTTTAGCAGTAAGATTGGTTGTTTGTAATGTATTTGCACTTACAACAGAAGCCATAATTATCCAATCAAGTATCCCATATATGTATTATGGGTGCCACAGCATCTTGTTCCGCTATTGATATTATAAACCCTCACTGTATCATTCGCATTCAAAAGAGTTATAAAATGTGCTATCATGGGTTTATGTGCACTCCAATTACCAGAATATCCTGCACCATAATTATCTGTTGATGCTCCATTAACATACCATCGTAAATCAATAACTTCACCATTACTAGGTGTTAAAGTCTTACACCAAAATGCATAAAGTCCAGTAACTGGCGCCGTGGCAGTTCCATTTGCATTGTACCAATTTCCTCTGTTTGCTAAAATATTACCAAATGACATATATCCAGTACCACCTTCATCACCTTGTCCATTTCTAGTTGCAAGAAAATAAGGTGTATTTGGAGTAAAAAATATTCCAGAAGAATCAATAGTGGCACATATTGTACCATTAGTATGTTGAATATTAGTTGTTAATACTGTATTTGCAATTAAGGTGCTCATTTTGTTGCAATTTCAACTATAGATTTAGGATATCACGCATTCTATCTAATTATATCATAAAATAGTCCAGGTTCCACCACTAGCTATGATGACTGTGACGCCACTATTTATGGTGATAGGACCAATGCTGGCTTCGTTATAAGTTGATTGAATTGTATAAGAGGTAGCAATAGTCTTAGCATTTCTAAGATATGGAAGACCAGTCAGTGTGAGTTGTCCTGATGCTAATAATTGACCACCAGTGATGTCACCATTGACATCAAGTGTTGTAGCTGGGTTAGACCTATTAACACCAAGTCTAGTGTTGCTGATGTCGGCAAATGTAATTGTATTTGAAACTAGATTACCATGATCTCTTGGTTTTGCCATTTCAATCCTCGTTTACATCATTCTTTTCGTATTTATTCATAAAATTTGATAGTTTTTCATCAAAACTAGACAGAATTCTACGGTATGCCATATCACGCTTATCCATTGTGTCACTCATTTCTTTTATTGCTTCAATAAGAACAGCGACCAAGTTTTGGTAAGCAACAGACTTGACACCTTCTCCGTGAACAAGTTCGGGGAAGACCCCCTCAAGTTCTTGTGCAATAAGACCGATTGATTTGCCACCATGAGATCTATAGTTGAACTCAACACCTCTCAACTTCTTGACCTTTTCAAGTGCATTTTCAATAGGAGTAATGCGAGTCTTGATTGATCTGTCAGAACTTGCAGTTACAGTTCCTGGTACAACTAGATTACCAGTGTTTGGAACGAACGAGAATGCAGTTGCCGTTGTTCTGACTTTTGCATTTTGAGCTCCAGAACCAGAAACGAATACGGGATAATGAGTTGTTGCTGATGTGGAATCTTCTGCATAACTCAGAGTTGTTGTAGAACCTTGAGCACCTACAATACCTTGAACACCTTGAGGACCAAATGGACCTTGACTACCTTGCAGACCTTGAACACCTTGTCCAGCGAAGGAACCAGAAACACCTTGAATTCCTCTGACAAAGTTTCCAAGGTTGAAGTAAACAACTTCAATAATATCACCAGCAGATGCACCAGATGTTAGTACAACCGAAGTTCCATTTGTTGCGGTGTATTCTGCATTTTCTTGTAGGTGAGAACCGTTAAGATATACAAGGATATATTGTGTACCATAGTTGACCGAAAACACTGTTTGTCCAGCTGTTGCTGAAAAAACGGTTTTTGTAATTGACGATGGTGTTGTTGTTACGACTTGTCCTTGAACACCTTGAGTTCCTTGTCCACCAACAACTCCCCCTAGACCCTGATTACCTTGTGTTCCCTGTCCAGCGGATGAACCTTGAACACCCTGGTTCTGCCTTCCCTGAACACCTTGAGTTCCTTGGAATGCCTGAGCACCTATCGTTCCCTGAGCGCCAATAGTGCCTTGAGAGCCAACACCTTGAGTTCCTTGTCTACCTTGAACACCTTGAGTCCCTTGATTTCCTATTGTACCTTGAGCTCCTATTGCACCTTGAGCTCCTATTGCACCTTGAGATCCTATTGCACCTTGAGCTCCCGTTCCTGTAGTGCCCTGGCGGCCCTGAGTTCCTTGATTACCTTGGGAACCGAAACTACCTACAGTTCCCTGAGAACCAACAGTACCTTGAGATCCAACGCCTTGACTGCCTTGTGCTCCTTGGTTACCAGATGTTCCACTAAGACCTTGAGATCCTATTGTACCTTGAGCACCTTGAGTTCCTTGTCTACCTTGAAGACCTTGAGTTCCTTGATTGCCTTGAAGACCTTGGGTTGCTTGTCTACCTTGAAGACCTTGAGTACCTTGAATTCCTTGATTACTTAATCCCTGTAATCCCTGAGTTCCTTGTCTACCTTGAAGACCTTGAGTCCCCTGAGTTGCTTGCATACCCTGGGCACCTTGTCCAGCATTTGTACCAGCGGCACCTTGAAGACCTTGAGAACCTTGAGTCCCTTGAAGACCAACACCTTGAGTTCCTTGTCTACCTTGAGTGCCTTGTAACCCCTGTAATCCTTGTAATCCTTGAGCACCTTGAGCGCCTTGAGTCCCTTGAGGACCTTGGGTTCCTTGAACAGCTTGGGTTCCTTGTGTTGCTTGAACACCCTGAGTTCCTTGAGTGCCTTGAGGACCTTGAGTACCTTGAGAACCCGAACCCTGAACACCTTGAGTACCTTGAGATCCTTGAGCGGCAGTTGCACCTTGGGTTCCTTGATTGCCTTGAAGACCTTGCCTACCTTGTAGACCCTGAGTTCCTTGTACCCCTGTTCCTTGAGTGCCTTGAGTTCCTTGATTACCTTGAGTTGCTTGAGGACCTTGGGTTCCTTGAACACCTTGAGTTCCTTGTCTACCTTGAACACCTTGAGTTCCTTGATTACCTTGAGTCCCTTGTGATCCTTGGAATCCAAGACCTTGGGTTCCTTGAACACCTTGTGTTGCTTGAACACCCTGAGTTCCTTGAGTGCCTTGAGTGCCTTGAGTACCTTGTACCCCTGTTCCTTGAGTACCTTGATTACCTTGAAGACCTTGAAGACCTTGAGAACCAGATCCTTGAATACCTTGATTACCTTGAGTTCCTTGTAGACCTTGTAGACCTTGAGTTCCTTGTAGACCTTGTAGACCTTGAGTTCCTTGATTGCCTTGAAGACCTTGGGTTGCTTGTGTTCCTTGATTGCCTTGTAAACCTTGAGTCCCCTGGAGTCCCTGAGTTGCTTGAGTTCCTTGTCTACCTTGAAGACCTTGAGTTCCTTGAACACCTTGATTTCCTTGAAGACCTTGTAGACCTTGTAGACCTTGAGTCCCTTGAGTGCCTTGAGCTCCTTGAGAACCAGATCCTTGAATACCTTGATTGCCTTGAGTTCCCTGAGCACCTTGAGTCCCTTGAGTCCCTTGAGTTGCTTGAAGACCTTGGGTTCCTTGATTGCCTTGAAGACCTTGTATGCCTACCCCTTGTAAACCTTGAGTCCCCTGGAGCCCCTGAGTTCCTTGAGTTCCTTGAGTTCCTTGTCTACCTTGAAGACCTTGAGTGCCTTGAAGACCTTGATTACCTTGAGTTCCTTGTAGACCTTGTAGACCTTGAGTTCCTTGAACACCTAGAAGACCCTGTAATCCTTGAGTGCCCTGAGTCGCTTGAGTCCCTTGAGCACCTTGAGTTCCTTGAAGACCCTGTAAGCCTTGAGTGCCTTGGACTCCTTGTAATCCTTGAATTCCTGATCCTTGAATACCTTGTAAACCTTGAGTTCCCTGAACTCCCTGAAGACCCTGTAAACCTTGAGTTCCTTGGGTTCCTTGAGCACCAACACCTTGAGTTCCTTGTAATCCTTGTGCGCCAACACCTTGAACACCTTGAGTTCCTTGATTGCCTTGAAGCCCTTGAGTTCCTTGAGTTCCTTGTCTGCCTTGAAGACCTTGAGTTCCTTGAAGACCTTGGGTTCCTTGATTACCTTGGAGACCTTGAGTTCCCTGAGTTCCTTGATTACCTTGGAGACCTTGAGTTCCTTGAACACCTTGAAGACCTATTAATCCTTGTATACCTTGAAGACCTTGAGTTCCTTGAGCACTTTGAGTGCCTTGGATACCTTGGGTTCCTTGAGTTGCTTGTGTTCCTTGAAGACCTTGTAAACTAACGCCCTGAATACCCTGATTACCCTGAAGTCCTTGGAGACCTTGTGCTCCTTGATTACTTAAACCTTGAACACCCTGAATTCCCTGAAGTCCCTGGAGACCTTGTAAACCTTGAATTCCAGATCCTTGAATACCTTGTAAACCTTGAGTGCCTTGAGTGCCTTGAACACCTATACCTTGAACACCTTGGTTGCCTTGAATCCCTTGAGTGCCTTGATTACCTTGAAGACCCTGAACACCTTGGGTGCCTTGGGTTGCTTGTGTTCCTTGAGTTGCTTGAGTCCCTTGAGCACCTTGAGTGCCTTGAACACCTTGAGTTCCTTGTAGACCTTGTAGACCTTGAGTTCCTTGAACACCTTGAAGACCTTGAGTTCCTTGAGCACTTTGAGTGCCTTGGACACCCTGGGTACCTTGAATACCGATTCCACCTTGAATACCTTGGAGACCTTGAAGACCTTGAAGACCTTGAGCACCAACACCTTGAGTGCCTTGAACACCTTGTGTTGCTTGAGCACCTTGAATACCTTGAATACTTAATCCTTGAAGACCTTGTAGACCCTGTAAACCTTGAGTGCCCTGAGTCGCTTGAGTTCCCTGAGTCGCTTGAGTTCCCTGATTTCCTTGAGTGCCTTGTAGACCTTGAAGACCTTGATTGCCTTGTAGACCTCTTGATCCTTGAGTTCCTTGGGCTCCTTGAGCACCTTGAGTGCCCTGTAATCCTTGTAACCCTTGAGTTCCTTGTGTTCCTTGTAATCCTTGTGTTCCTTGTAATCCTTGGGCGCCAACACCTTGAGTGCCCTGAACACCTTGAAGACCCTGTGTTCCTTGAATTCCTTGAATTCCCTGAAGACTTTTTCCTTGAAGACCTTGAAGACCTTGAAGACCTTGAAGACCCAAAGTTCCTTGAGTTCCCTGAGTTGCTTGATTTCCCTGGATTCCTTGTGTCCCTTGATTACCTTGAACACCTTGTAGACCTTGAAGACCTTGAAGACCTTGAACACCTTGTAGACCTTGAGTTGCTTGAGGACCTTGGGTTCCTTGAGCACCTTGAGTTCCTTGAGTGCCTTGAGTCCCTTGAGTTCCTTGTGTTCCCTGAAGACCTTGTAATCCTTGAGTTCCAGATCGTGTAACACCTTGATCACCCTGAGTTCCTTGTGTGCCTTGACTTCCTTGAGTTCCAGTTCCTTGAGACCCCTGAAGACCCTGTGTTCCTTGAGACCCTTGAATTCCTTGATTTCCAGATCCCTGAACTCCTTGAAGACCTTGGAGACCTTGTAGACCTTGAGCACCTACACCTTGAACACCTTGGTTACCTTGAATCCCTTGAAGACCTTGAGTTCCTTGATTACCTTGAAGACCTTGAGCACCAACACCTTGAGTTCCTTGAAGACCTTGAAGACCTTGAAGACCTTGAATACCCAAAGTTCCTTGAGTTCCCTGACTACCTATTGATCCTTGAGTTCCTTGTCTACCTTGAAGACCTTGAGTTCCTTGAAGACCTTGGGTTCCTTGATCACCAGCAACTCCCTGAGTTCCCTGAGCACCAACACCTTGAGAACCTTGAAGACCCTGAAGACCTTGAGTGCCTTGGTTACCTTGAGTTCCTAATCCCTGTGTGCCCTGAATACCTTGTGTACCTTGAAGACCTTGTGTACCTTGAAGACCCTGAGATCCAATATCCCCCTGAACACCCTGTAATCCTTGAGATCCTTGAAGTCCTTGAGTTCCTTGTGTCCCCTGTACACCTTGATTAGAAAGTCCTTGAAGACCCTGAAGTCCTTGAAGTCCTTGAGTTCCTTGGAGACCTTGAGTGCCTTGGGTACCTTGAGTGCCTTGTACTCCTATTCCTTGAGTTCCTTGAAGACCTTGTAAACCCTGAGTACTTTGAACACCCTGCAATCCTTGCAATCCTTGAACACCTTGATCTCCTTGCAATCCTTGTGTTCCCTGTAATCCTTGTAAACCTTGAGTGCCTTGAGTTCCTTGTACTCCTGTTCCTTGAGTTCCTTGTAGACCTTGAAGTCCTTGAGTTCCTTGGAGACCTTGAAGACCTTGAGTCCCTTGCGTACCTTGGATTCCCTGTGTTCCTTGGAGACCTTGTAAACCTTGGAGACCTTGAGTCCCTTGAGTCCCTTGAGCACCAACACCTTGAGTGCCCTGAAGACCTTGTAGACCCTGAGTCCCTTGAGAACCTTGAAGACCCTGTAATCCTTGAGTACCCTGAGTCGCTTGAGTACCTTGAGTCGCTTGAGTACCCTGAGTCGCTTGAGTGCCTTGTAAACCTTGAAGACCTTGAGTGCCTTGTAGACCTTGAAGACCTTGAGTGCCTTGAGTGCCTTGAGCACCAACACCTTGAATACCCTGAAGACCCTGTAATCCCTGATTTCCTTGAACACCCTGAAGTCCCTGAGTTCCCTGAGTTCCCTGAGTTCCCTGAACACCTAGATCACCTTGAGTGCCCTGTAATCCTTGTAACCCTTGAGTTCCTTGAGCTCCTTGGAATCCAGCACCTTGAGTGCCTTGTAATCCTTGCAACCCTTGAGTTCCTTGATTACCTTGAAGACCCTGAGTTCCTTGAACGCCCTGAACACCAAAGTCACCTTGGGTGCCTTGTAATCCTTGTAATCCTTGTAATCCTTGAGCGCCTTGAACACCCTGAACACCAAAGTCACCTTGAGTGCCTTGTAACCCTTGTAATCCTTGGGTCCCCTGGAATCCTTGAACACCAAAGTCACCTTGGGTGCCTTGTAATCCTTGTAATCCTTGAGTGCCTTGAATACCTTGAAGACCCTGAGTTCCCTGAACACCTTGATTAGAGAGACCTTGTAAACCCTGTAATCCTTGAGTCCCCTGTAATCCTTGAGTACCTTGAAATCCTTGAACACCTGTACCCTGAAGACCTTGTAGACCTTGTAGACCTTGAAGACCTTGAGTCCCTTGAACACCTTGAACACCTTGATTACCAATATCCCCCTGGACACCCTGTAATCCTTGTAATCCTTGAGTGCCTTGAGCTCCTTGATTACTTAAACCTTGAGTGCCCTGAGTTCCTTGAACACCCTGATCTCCTTGAAGACCTTGAGTTCCTTGTGTTCCCTGAACACCTTGATTACCAATATCCCCCTGGACACCCTGTAATCCTTGTAATCCTTGAAGTCCTTGAGTTCCTTGTGTTCCCTGAACACCTGTTCCTTGAGATCCCTGCAATCCCTGAGTACCTTGATCTCCTTGGACACCTTGAGTGCCTTGGATTCCAAGGTCTCCTTGAATTCCTTGTAATCCTTGAGTGCCTTGGGACCCCTGAACACCTTGAGTTCCTTGGGATCCTTGGGCACCAATACCCTGAGAACCTTGAAGACCTTGAGTTCCTTGAAGACCTTGTAAACCTTGGGTACCCTGAACACCAACATCCCCTTGAAGTCCTTGAGTGCCTTGGAACCCCTGAAGACCTTGTGTTCCCTGACTACCTTGAAATCCAAGTTGTCCCTGAATGCCCTGAAGACCTTGAGTTCCTTGGGATCCTTGGGTTCCTTGGGACCCTTGTATTCCAGCACCTTGAATACCTTGCAGACCTTGAGTTCCTTGTAGACCTTGTAGACCTTGAGTTCCTTGATTGCCTTGTATTCCAGCACCTTGAATACCTTGCAGACCTTGAGTTCCTTGTGTTCCCTGAACACCTTGATTACCAATATCTCCTTGAATGCCTTGTAAACCTTGGGTGCCTTGGAATCCCTGTAGACCTTGAGTTCCTTGTGTTCCCTGAACACCCGTTCCTTGAGATCCTTGAAGACCTTGAGTTCCTTGCGTACCTTGTACACCTTGATTAGAGAGACCTTGTAGACCCTGTAATCCTTGAGTGCCCTGTAATCCTTGAGTACCCTGGACACCTTGATTGCTTAATCCTTGAAGTCCTTGAAGACCTTGTAACCCCTGAGTCCCTTGGAATCCTTGAAGACCCTGATTCCCCTGCATCCCCTGGACACCTTGCAGACCCTGGGTGCCCTGGAATCCCTGTAGTCCTTGAGTTCCTTGAACACCTTGAACACCAGAACCTTGAATACCTTGTAAACCTTGGGTGCCCTGGAATCCCTGTAGACCTTGAAGACCTTGAGTTCCTTGATATCCAAGTTCACCTTGAATACCTTGTAATCCTTGAGTGCCTTGAATACCTTGATTACCCTGTGTACCCTGATATCCAAGTTCACCTTGAATACCTTGTAATCCTTGAGTGCCTTGAATACCTTGATTACCCTGTGTACCCTGATATCCAAGTTCACCTTGAACACCTTGAGTTCCCTGAGCACCTTGAACACCCTGATTACTTAGACCTTGAACACCCTGAGAACCCTGAGAACCGACACCTTGCGTACCCTGTATACCCTGATCACCTTGAAGACCTTGAGTTCCTTGTACACCTTGATTACTAAGACCTTGGACACCTTGGGCACCCTGAATACCAACATCTCCTTGAAGTCCTTGAGTACCCTGAACGCCCTGATTACTCAGACCCTGTAGACCTTGGAGACCTTGAAGACCTTGGGTCCCTTGAGTGCCTTGGATTCCCTGAGTTCCTTGTGTTCCCTGAAAAGTTTCACCCTGAATACCCTGTAGTCCTTGGGTGCTTTGATTTCCTTGTACACCTTGTATCGCCTGACCCTGTAGACCCTGAGTGCCTTGAATACCTTGATTACCTTGCGTACCCTGTATACCTTGGATACCCTGACTGAATAAATTTTCAGACTTTATCCAATAACGAGAACCAACCTCAGTACCAACTGCAATTAGAACATATTGATCATAAAATGTGCCATTAGGAACTGGTTTTACCCCAATAGAAGATACACCTACAAGAGGATCCCCCAAATCTGGCTCAGCTTGCTCTACACCCAGAAATTCATATCTGTCAGAGGTAATACCAGACTGAGAAAATCTTCTATATCTTCCTGAGGTATATCTTGCCATTTATGCTACTGCTTCGCGGTTTCAAGTACACTCAAAACAAGTTGCAAGACATCATTCGCATTACCTTGAATTTTGATAACATCATTAGTTTCAAGAGCGAGTCTTCCATCAGTAATCAAATTCAAACTATCATTTGAAGGAATTGGAATTGCATTTGCAAATTTATAATCGGACGGAATCTCTGAAGGTCTAGAGTGAATCGCAGTAACTGAAAAAACACTTCCTGCAGCAGCGACATTAGTTACCTGGGAGAGAATCACAATTGTTGCTACTCCAGTTGGGCAAGTATAAATTCCAACTAAATTAGTCGTTATACCAACTCTTATCGTTCGAAATTTATTAAGTGCAATTACTGCCATTTTTACTTACCTAACGCAATAATGAGAGGAGTTACTGTATTTAACAGACTTTGACTAAAGGCTCTACCTGAAATTGTTCCTGTAAGTTGGTTAATAACTACATTATCTCCAATTTGGAAGTTACCTGCTTGGTTTGTACTGGTATATACAACTTGTCCACCTCTAATTTTATCAACTTCATTTGGTTGAATTGTAACTCCACCCAGAGATGGTTTTGCTGTATTAATATTTGTTCCAGATCCAACCCATTCTAGTGAGATTGAAGTTGCAATTTGCAAACTCAATCTTGAGAAATAAATTGTTGTACCAGCACCTATCGTACTATTTAGATTTGATAATAGAGTGATGGTTGAGATTCCTGCAACAGGAAGTGTTGCACTTTGAATATTAAAATAAATTGGTTCTAAAAATGATATTGCAGCAGCACCGCTACCAACTCCACCAATTGGAGAAAATGTAACTGTTGGTGGTGTTGAATATTGAGATCCAGAACTAATTACATCAACCGATATTACTGTTCCTGTCGCATCAATGTTTGCACTTCCCTCCGCAGTAATTCCATTTGGACCAGTTGGGGCGCTGATTATTACATCTGGTGGGAAAAGATATCCACTTCCACCATTTGTTACCTCGATACGAGATACTGTATTATAAAGATCACCAAAATAAATTGCCTGTCCATCGTAAGGTCTATAAGTGCCAACACCAGAAACAACTATTTCATCAGTTTCAATTTGCGCTTCTCCTACGGATTGAGCGGTATAACGATAAATTGATTTTGAAGTCGCATCACCAACACCATCAGAGACAAGACCAAAGTTGCCAAATGAGCAGTTTGAGTTGGTAATATCACATTGTCCTCCAGATTTAGTAAAGATTCCAATATCGTCACAGATTGTAAAAATAGAAACTAATTGAGCATATGCTCCGTTTGTAACTGATACTCCAATACCACCTTGATTAAATTGTGTATAAGAGTCTACAGACATTGTTCCAGTCACGCCAATATCATCTTTATCTCCAGGTTCAGCGTTGAAACCATCAACTTTTAGCCCAATACTATTGGCAATAAAATTGGTAGCATTTCTGATATATGGTCCCTGATCAATTGGCCCAGTTCCTCTTGAGTAAGGAGGAACAACAACGCCACCAGTCAAGTAATAATGAGGGATGGTGTTAATTCCTGTATTGATAACAAAAGTTGACCCATATCCTATGACTTCCTCTACCGCAAAATTATATCCAGTATTAGATGTAGGATAGATTGTTGTTGTAGCAGCTCCACTAGTGCAAATAAATTCTAGATCTCTAACAGATACAACATCACCAATATCAACAAACGCTCCTGGTGCTGTAATGGTTGTGACGCCAGTTATGTGATCATACGTTGCGAAAGAGACAGGTATTGCACGATTGATTATTGTTCCACCAGAGATATAAGTATGTATTAATGTTGATACACCAACATAAATTTCAAAAGTATTATCTGAATTAATTTCATCAACATAAAATTCGTATCCAAATTTACCAGATGGGAATTTTTGAGTTGTCGTTCCAATCCCTGTTCCAGAAGTACAAGAGAATATCAAATCCCTAAGTTCAATTGGATCGCCTTCCCTAACAATCAGTCCAGGTGCTGTGATTGTTGTCTTTCCAGTTTCCCCCTCATAAATCGCACTAGTTATACCAACAATATCTGTGAATCCATATCCAGAATTACCACCAAAAGCAGGGACAACGACAGAACCAGATTTTAGTGCTGTTGATCCAAGTCCAACAATACTTGTTACAACTCCAACACAAGAACGAATTGCAGAAATAACATTTTTACATGAATTGAGAGCATCATTATATCCTGTTTGACCGTCAATCTGAATTGACATGTCTTTTACTTGAGTGAATGTTGGTTGGAAGTTTCTATATTTTTCAACTGTTCCCCCCGAAACATAAGTATGAGGGAGAACTGTTTTACCTGCAACAAAAGTAAATGTGTTTGGACCTACAACAGATTTAACAGGGAAAATGTAATTAAAAGTTCCATCTGGGAAGATTTTTGTTGTATAATTTGCGGTGAGGGTTCCACCAGTCACATAAATGTGATCTAAAGTTGAAACTCCAACATTGACCTTAACTTTATTAGAAACATAAAGATCTGGGAAAGATGGACCTATAGTTCCTATCCCAATAGTTGATGTAAGGATACCGACAAGATTATCGATATTTGACTGAACATCGGCACAAGAATATGGATTTGTATTTGAAGTGGTTCCGATTCCTGGATTTGGATCAGCCGTAATTGTTAAGTCTCTATTATTGAGTTGATTATTAATTGCAAGTTTTGCATAATCTCTCACAGAATGGAACCCGACAATTGACTGTGCGGTTTCTCCAACCAATCCATCCGAAATTGGGACACCAGCGGCGGTGAAGTAAGATCTCGTGGCTTCACGAATATGCTTATTAGTCCCATATCTTACATCCTTAATAAGTGCATCAACAATAAATCCTAAATCCCTACGACACTTATTTTCTCCTGCAGGAAATACCCCATTATTCACACGAATTTTATTGACATTAGTTAATGAACCATTGGTAAATGCAGTGGTTGCAATAGAAACTAAAGTATTAATTGCCTGTTGAACATCCGCACAAGATGCTGTGCTGGTATTAATGCCAGTTCCAGGATCAGCAGTAATTGTAAGATCAGTGATAGTTAGATTATTAGTAATTGCAAGTTTCATCAGGTTTCTTGCCTGATTGAATGCATAAACAGATTCTGTTATTTCTCCAACTAATCCATTAGAAATAGGAGCGCCAGATGAATTGAAATATGTTTTAGTAAATTGAATTGTGTAAGTATTTCCTCCACTAAAGACATCCGTTGAAACTGCATCAACAAAATATGCAAGATCTCGTTTGCACTTATCCATTGTTGTGGATATTCCTGGATAAACATTATAAGTATTAGTCCAAGCAGTTCCGACTATTTCTTGTTTATTTAATTGAATGAGGCGATATGAGTCTTTGAATCTAGAAAATCTAGTGGTTTGTAAATCATTTGGATAATAAAAGTCTGGGAAAGATAATGCTATTGCGGCTAAAGATTTATCAATGATTTCATTTTTATTTGACTCTATAAGATTAGAGGCATCGACGTAACGATCATTATTTGTTGAGATAACATTAAACTCATATCCAAGATTTCCACTAGGATAATATGCTGTTGCAGGTCCACCACCACTATCACAAATGAATACTAGATTTTCTAATTTTACCTTTTTATTAGGTTCAATGAAAAGATGTGGTCCAACAGTTGTCCCCAACCCGACAGTGGTAATTGTTGTGATACCAGTGAGTTTATCATAAAAAGCGGTAGAAATTCCAAATACTGGAGTATAAAGTCTCCTAGCAGTTCCTCCAGAAACATAGGTGTGATCAAGAGTTGAAACACCATTTTTGACCGTAAATTTAGTTGATGACCTTCTTAGACGTGATGGTGGTGGTTCTATTACATCAAGAACTGTAAAATCATATCCAAGGTTACCACTAGGATAAGATGCTGTTGATGGTCCACCACCACTATCGCATATAAAAACTAGATCATTTAGTCTTACTCTTTCTCCAGATACGATATCTAGAGAAGAAGACAATGTAATTGTTGATATACCAGTTGTCTTATCATATGTTGCGGTAGAAACTGTAATTGCAAATCCTGGGGAACCATTATCACACTCATAGAGCAGCCCAGTAATTCTTGCCGCATCATTTTTGACAAGTCCATGATTATTCGCAGTAATTGTGGTTATCCCTGTGCTTGCATCATACACTGCATTAACAACCGTTGTTCCAAGACCTACTGGGTATCCACCCCATGTGCAGTTGTTTACAACCGCTCTTGCAATATTAAATGAATAGTCAAGGGTAGCAACTGTCTGCTTAACTTCTTCGGGATTTTTGAGTGTGTTAGGAATGAAATTGAAGTCATCATTAAAATATGACTTTGCAGCCCCAACACATTTTGCATTACCACCTCTTGTAATATCAAAAGAAACTGCTTTATAAATGTCTTTGATATCATCGGCACAATCAATAGAATCTAGATTAACACCATAACGAATTGCAGGAGCCGCAGTTGTTCCAATACCAATCATACTTGTTATAATTCCAACAAGTTGTCTGATTGTAGTTCCAACACCAACACAACCACCCGCAACTTGAATAACTGATAGATCTTTGAATTGAGTTATGCTCCCAACACCAGACTGGTATGAAATTGGTGGGGTCAAGTTATTAATAACATGAGTTGCAATTCCTATAGCATAATCAAACGCAGCAATTGTAGCCTGTTGGGTTGCAATCCCAGTAATGTGAATCAATCCACCAGAATTATTATAGTAAGAAAATCCAGCACCTATTGAATTTCTATTACTGTTTGCTTTCAAATCTTTAGCGACAGCATCTATAATACTTACAACGTCTTCTTTACAGTTTGTATAATCATTACTATTCAAATTAAAATTATATCCTGATGGAGATGTCAAGAATCCAACTGCTTCTGCTGCAATAAATCCAGTATTCAAATCAAGAAGTCTTGCTGCATCTTGTTCACGATGACTTCCTGCAAATCCACTAAATCCACTGGTTAAGAATCCAACAGATTCTCTTGCAATATAATCAAGATTGAAACGAAGCAATCTTGCAGCATCAAAATATCTATCTGATGATGGTCCTAATAGTGGTTGTAAGGCAACGATAGCAGCCCCATTTGTTGAAGGTTGTCCTCTAAAACTAACATCTGTAACGTGACAACCGCTATTAACATAAAATAAATCTCTCTCTGGATATTTTGGAGTAATCACCACGTTTCTAAGTTCTGTCCCTTCAACAGAAACTGTTTTTGCCAGAACAATTGGATTCTCTTCAACATAAGTTCCTGGAAATGGTTTGATTGTATCACCAAATAAAGCTACCGATGCCGCAGATTTAATTGTTCTTTTCGGATGATTTTCTGCCAACCCAGTATTATCATCATTACCGTTTAATGAAACATAGATTGTTCTTCCTACTGGTTTGTAGGAAGTAATTTCTACAATTCCTTTTCCATTTGCTTGTGTAGACTCAATATCAATTCCAATTCCAGGAATAACACTTGTAACAATTCCAGTTAGTTGCGAGCCCTCACCCTTAAAAGTAGTGGCACTAACAATACCAGCACCACTTTGTTCGCCAACTGTGACCAATGATTCATAATCATAAAACTTGAAGTTTTCTGAACCAGATGGTATATTTTGTGGGTTTTTATATATTACCTGATTTGGATCACCAGCAATAGGTCCTACAAGACCCTGTGTTCCTTGTGGGCTTTGAACACCCTGATTGCCCTGCATCCCCTGGGTTGCTTGTGTTCCTTGAATACCCTGATCTCCTTGAAGACCTTGAGTTCCTTGGGTTCCTTGAGTTCCTTGATTGCCTTGAAGACCTTGAAGACCTTGAGTTCCTTGATTACCTTGAAGACCTTGTGTTCCTTGATCTCCAATGGTGCCTTGAACACCTTGATCACCTTGAGTTCCTTGTTGACCTTGAACACCTTGAGATCCTTGAAGACCTTGGGATCCCTGTAGACCTTGAGTTCCTTGAGTTGCTTGTGTTCCCTGAACACCTTGATTAGAAAGTCCCTGAGTTCCTTGAACACCCTGATCTCCTTGAAGACCTTGAAGACCTTGCGTTCCTTGAACACCTTGATTAGCAAGACCCTGAGTTCCTTGTCCACCTTGAAGACCTTGTGTACCTTGTAAACCTTGTGTACCCTGAACTGATGTCCCCTGAAGACCCTGAAGACCTTGATTCCCCTGGGTTGCTTGTGTTCCTTGAAAGTTACTGAGAGGTCCCTGGACACCTTGAGTTCCTTGAACACCCTGAGTTCCTTGAAGACCTTGAAGACCTTGAAGACCTTGAATACCCTGGTTAGCAAGACCCTGACCACCTTGTGTTGCTTGAGCACCTTGAAGACCTTGATTACCTTGAAGACCTTGAGTTGCTTGAACTCCTTGCAATCCTTGAACACCCTGAGGTCCTCTAGTAGCAGCTTTGAGAATTGAAAACTCAGTAGCATTGACAATTGTGTTGACTGGTGTTGCTTGATCTGCCTGGTCCATCCAGGCATAAACTTCAATATAGTCTCCAGCATTTATTAATGCTTGTGTTGCAATCTGTAAGTTTTTACCATTTCCTGCTGCTGTTCCACCACTGTAGGTAGTGGTTCTTGTTTGTGTAACTTCAACTCCATTTAGGAAAATAGAGCATATTGGATTTACCTCTGCCGCACCAGTGTTATCAATACCAATATTGATATTGATAATGTAAATACCATTATTATTGATAGTTATTCTTTGGGGTATAGTTGTATTAGAATGCGTAAAAAAGTCAGTTTTATAGACTTCAGAATCAAATCGAATAGGAACTCTATTCGCATAAGTTACATTGATATCTTCAGTGAGAGAAGTTTTTCTAAACTTCGCAGCCTGAAGTTCTGTTCCATATCCAACATTACCCCAAAACCAACCCCCATTACCGTCAGATAAAACAAGATCACCAATATTACCAGAAAAATTTGCAGAATCATAAATTCCACCATTAATTCTTACATTATTAAATGTAGAATTCTCTGGTGATTGTATGTCACCTTTGAAAAGTTCTGCCTCTATTTGTTGGAAAAACTTAGCATTCTGATAAAACCACGCCTCTTCGCCAACTATAAATCTATTTTCTGGTGCTGGCATGTGATTTTACCTATAGGATAGTGACACCAGGAACAGTATTACTCCTTACTTGAGCTCGTTCCTCATTTGTAATTGGACGACTCAATTCAGCATCAAGACCTGCAGTGGTACTAGCAGTGGTACTAGCAGTGGCACTAGCAGTGGAACGACTAGTCGAAATTCCAGTAGTCGAAATTCCAGAAGATGGAATACAAGGTTTACTTGTTGTAGTCGCATCAACGTTATTACCAGTTACTGGAATATTTGGTAACGCAGCCATTGCTTTTTCAAGAACATCTTTAGCAACATAAGTTCCATCAAATACTTTCGTACCAAAAGTTCCACCCTCCACTTTTGATATAACATTTCCAGACAATCCCTTAGCATCAACAATATTAGAGTCTAACAATATTCTTCCAGCACCACCTTTCATGCTGATATTTCTTCCTGCTTTTATATCTACATCCTCATCAGCTTCAATTGTTATATTTTTTCCTTTGATTCTAATAGATCCATTACGTAGTGCAGTAATTGTAACATCTCCAGCCATCGAAGTAATAACAATGTCAACACCTTTTTCAGATGTTTTATTTCCTGCTACAATTTCGATAAATCTATCGTTGTAAATTCTGTATGACCCCCCTTCGGTAAGACCAGTAAGATTTACATCATTACTAGAATTGAAACTATACATCGCATATGCCAAAGACCCATTTGCCCCCATTTGTGGCGTGGAAGTATCAATCCTAAAAGTAGGCATTGCCCAAATATCTCTAGCTTCCCAGTTTTGATTTGATCTTGACATGAATATAAATCAAAAATAAATTCTTTCTATTTTCTATTTAGTTAGTAACCGTAACCGCCTCCGCCGCCGCCACCACCTGGAGATGGAGATGGTGAGGGTGAAGGTGAGGGGGTAGGAGAGGGTGTGGGGGTAGGTGTAGGCGTAGGTGTGGGAGTGGGGGTAGGAGTGGGTGTGGGTGTGGGGGTAGGAGTGGGTGTGGGGGTAGGAGTGGGTGTAGGTGTAGGTGTGGGAGTGGGAGTGGGAGTGGGAGTGGGGGTAGGAGTGGATAATGCAACAGGTGTTACGGTATCAATAGCAGTGGAAGATGTTTTTACCACTTCAGATGTTAGTGAAGGTGTTGGGCAATCAATAACTCTTACAATTTCCTCTGGAGGATTAAATCTAACTCTTCCAAGAATTGGTTTTAATACTGCGCCTCTCCCTGTTTTTGTCGTTACAGTAATTATTGGTAACTCATCAATTCTTTTAGTATCTGAAACTTGTGCAAAAATAATTTTTCCATCCTTAACAGAAAGTTTATAATTATTACCAAGATTATCCGAAGCAGTATCTTTTTGAGAATACCCTTTGCCCTGATTAATAATTTGAACCGCAATTACGGCAATGTTTGAATTAATATTATAATCTAACTGAGCATATCCGACTGGATAATTCTCTCCCACTGAAACCATCTCCACTCCTGTAACTTGACTAAAAGTTGGTGAATTTGGAATTGTATCAATAAATGTTCTACCCACGGCGCCATATCCTTGTTTTGACTCGTCATAAAATTCAACAAATGGTGGTGTTACATATCCAAAACCACCATTTGTAATCTCCACACCCAATACACTAGCAGTCTTAACATTTGTAATATCTACTATGTCTGTTGATCTTGTAGGTACAATATCACCTAAAAGAGCAATAGCTGTTGCGCCAGTTCCACCGCCACCAAAAATGCGTACTTGTGGTGGAGATTTTGAAATTGGAGGTCCAGTATAGCAAGGGGAACTTGGATCTTTAGGTTCACCACTAAAGATATCAAAAGTTCCATATTTTTGTTGGAAAGCTTGTTGCACATCATCTACAATGTTTCCTACATCTGTCAAAAGATTCTGAACATTTCCAACTGCCTCTAATACTCCTTTTCCAATTGCAGCTGCATTATTCATATTATTAAGGATTGATTGGTAGGCAGATTCTTCACAACCAGGATCTTTGGGTCCTGTACCAATTACCCATTCTTTTACAATTCCAGAACACCCCCCTTGTGACTGACCTCCCATAAATAATCCCCCTATTGCTTGGAAAGATTCAATTGTAGAACGCATTGATGACTCTGGATTAAATCCAACCAAACTTAAGAGTTTTGAAACTCCATCCAAAAGAGGACCCATAGCTCCAAGAAAATTATCTAGTGTATTATTCAATAATGCCCCAGAGAATTGCTCTGCTGCACAAGGCACTAAATTATCAACATTATTCAACATGCCAGAAAGGAGTTCCTTAATTGAACCAGATGCAAGATCAACAACTAAAGCACCCACAGTTTGTAATCCATCTTCTAAAAGTTTAACAGGAATAAGCATTGCAGTTTGAGCAGCGACTCCAGCTAAATGAGCGATTGTTGTACTCCCTGTAGCAGCAAAAACTGCGTTATAAACAGTTTCATAAAGTAATTTCAACCCGTCATTGAGAGCTGGAATGAGTTGAGTATATAATTCTCTCATCATTTGACCAGTATAAATGTTCATTATGCCAGTAATTTTATCGACAGAACTATTAATTTCTAAATCTAGATTACTGATTGCATCTAATCCATCACGAACTTTTTGAAGAAGATTATCAATTTCTGCAGTCATTCCTGCTAGTGCCGTGTCACCACAAGAATTTGCAAGTACAATTGTTTTTCCAACACCTGTATAGTAAGGAACCTCTAAATCATCTGGATTTTCCTGATTTAGTTTATTAACAATTGCTGGTGAAACATCTCGTGGTGATTTTTGTGAATTAGAGTTTCCTTCATTACTTTGATCACCCTTTAGCGGTCCACTAGGTTTTTTGACCCTATCAGTATACCCAGTAAAAGGAGTGAATGGTGACTCATAAGATTCTGAACCCTTCTCAATATCAGATGTTTTTCCAAAGCACGCAATAATTGCGGGAATCTGAGCATTATCACCATCTAGAAAGAAACCAAAAACAACATCAGATGGTTTTAGTTTATGACTGGTGGCACAACCTCCAGCACCACTACCAGTTGATGTAGACAATAAAATTTGTGCCCAGGGCAAATCATCGTTTGATAATTCTGTTTCGGAATAAGGGTGATAACCTAAAATTCTAACCTTAATTCTATTTCCCCAACCACCACCATTTGATTGTTCTCCTTGTGCCTCTCCAGGTGCTACTTGTCCAATCCACCAACGAAATCCATCTCTTCCTATAAAATTACTCTTAAGTAAAGATTCATCTATCATTTGCTTTTTTGTCCAAAAGTATCTCTAATTAATTTGAGCGATGTATATGAATTATCACTATCAAAATGGTGACATAGTTCTTTTATGATATATAGACCGCTTATCTCTGGGTCAGATTCCTTGGTTGATGCCTGTGTGTTTTTGGGAAAAATACACTCAATCACATCTCCAGCTCTTAAATTTGTATTCGATGGAATAGTAACATCTAATACTTGAGTAAACAAAGTATTATATCTCATTAGAGACTGAGCTTGATATTCCATTGGATTAGAATTCGTCTCTTTAGATGGTTTAGGCTCTAATGTTCCAACATCTAAAATCTGTGTAAAAATTCTTGATGGAATATCTCCTAAAGTCTTATCTGAACCTGGAGATATTTTTGGTAAATCAAGTTTTCTACCTAGTGTTTTTGTTTTTTTCTTATACTGTGTCTGACCAAATGAACCCTGTTGTTCACCTGTAAAGGTAAATTTATTTGGATCAAAAAACATTCTTTGACTTGAAAATGCACCTAGTCTTAATTTTTCAATCAAATTTTCATTCTTGGTTGTTGTGTAGTTCAAGATTGAAAAATCATTATTTACTGCTTTATTATCAGAATCATATGACTCTACACCCTGATTATTAGTGTATGTCGCTTTCTTTTCTTGATTGATAAGAGAGTCAATTGATCTAAATTGAAATCCGTCCTTTGTCTGATAAAAGAAAAATCCTGCATTTGCTCCACTTTCAGCGGGAACTGCCTTTGACGCTAACCAAATCAAAGTAGTGAAAGGTTTTTTTAGATTACCAATAAATCCATAAGAATTAGAGGTCTTATCAATCGTTCCTATCTTTTTAGTTTTCAAATACTCTTCTAGTATTGCCTTTATGGAGTTGTCAATTGTTGAAGAACTTGAAAACTTTCTGGAAACTCTTGAAGTCTCATTTGTAATTGCTTCCCTAGAAATTAAATGTAGTGTAAAACTTTCTGACTCTGTTTGTGATACGATGTCAGTAATACTAGAAACAATAAAAAAATCAGCAGGTTTTTTAGAAAAATCTAATCCTGGATTAGTTGCTGAATTTCCTGATATTTTCATCACAACTCTCTCACCACCTCTCAATGGCAAACCGTTATAAATTGATTGTTTCTCTTGTGCTGGAGCACCTTCAGGAGCAATTGATGAGCTACTGTTTATTACCTTAATTTTTGCAGTAATAGTTGGTGAAAAAATATCTTCATAGTAATCAATGCTGACCGCACCTTCAACTATGTCTACAGTTCTTTTCTGATTATTAGATTCTAGTATTAATGTTTCAAATACAGAAGAATTAATTGACATTAGTTGTAAGCCAAATCTAAAAGTAATTTGTTCTTGATAAATCTATTTAACACAGTAAGTTCAGGAATTGGTAAAGTCATAGATGGTGACTGTTGTCCACTATCGCCATAAGATGCTCCTGATTGTTCTATTATTGGAGTTTCTGGAATAATGATATTGGTTGGTGTTCTCTCTGGACCGATTGCATTTGGAATCTTAGAAGGTGGGGAGCTCCCGATGATTGTTCCACTTACTAATCCGTCAACATAACTTCTAATAACATTCGATGGTGCTTGTATGTGAACATGAGGACCAGTAGACCTACCAGTGCTACCTTGCAATCCTAAAATAGTTCCAACCGAAACCTGTTGATTTTTTTGCACTAGAATTTTATTAAAATGCCCAAGTTCTACTTTTCCAGCACTAGACATAATCTCAATCCAGTTACCGCCACCAGTGAGAAATCCTGTCCAAGTAATTGTTCCAGAAACTGGTGATGGAACTGGTGCATTTATATATTGATCTCCTTTAAAAATCGTGAAGTCTCTAACTTCTCTACCATCACTTGTTGACTGATAACTGTGGTGTGGAGTAAGTCCAGAATATCCTTTTACTTTTTGTCCTCTTGGATTTTCTACAGCAAATCCTTTTAGTTGAATAGAAGGTCCAATATTACTTCCAGAACCTGGCGAAGTAACCATCCTAGATGAACTAGCATCAAGTGGTCCTGGTTGAGCATCAGGTGGTGCTAATTTTATTTCTAATCCACTACTAATATTAGCAGCACCAAAGTAATTTTTTGCCGCAACGCTAAAGTCAAGCATATGATTTTTAGCGTGTCCAGAAACGCCAGGTCCAACATCATTGACTCTGATTACTGCAGACTTACCTGTTTTACTATCAGTGACAATTAAATTGATTGGTTTTGATAATGTCTTTCCACCAGGAAATCCTTTTGAAGGACGAGTATATTCACCTGGCAAAATTGCAATAAGTTCTGGAAATGCCGCAGCAGAAAAGACGTTTGACCTATAACCTTCACCAGTTGCAGTTGCTGGAAGTCCTTGTGCCGTTTTAGCGCCACTTGCATTAATTCCTCCAAGTGCAGGATCATAGTATGTTGCCTTAGCGTCTGTTGCTAAGACCCTCCCAGACATTGTGCTTGTATACCCACTTGTGTAAGCACCTTCATCAGCAACATTGGTACCTGGTGATGGAATTGCCCCACCAATATCAAATGGTTTTGTAATGAGATTCATAGAGTCTTTGATTGAATCTCCCATATTATTGATATTTTGTATGGGCCCTTTTATAGAGTTTTGAACCTCTTCTGAACTTTTTTCAAAATCAAATGACATGGCATATCCCAGAGCACTTTTTACTATAGTTGTAAAATTCTGGAGAATTCCTGGTGGTTGTTTTTCTGGATTATATAAGTTATATAAAAAGATAGCAATATTTGATCTGAGATTACCAAGTCTCCTGATTATTTCATTACCAATACCTATCCAAGTAGGTAAATTTCTAATCGCCCAACCAGCAGCAATGTAACCAAAAAATCCAAGTAGTTTACCAAAAAGTCCACCACCAGAACCTGATCGAAATAGTTCTTGTGATTCTCTTGGTTTTATGTTTACTATTTCTGAAGATTCTAATGATGCCTCTTGTTCCTTAAATCGATCAAACTCCAATTGTCTTTTTATTGCTTGTTTTTTTTCGTTCAATAAATTATTTCTTTGTATATTATTTTTTTCAATTTTTTTATTAAGTTGAGTGATTGATTTATTTGTAAGCGCAATTTTTTTGTTAGAGGTAACTACGGAACCTGAGATTTTTTCAAGATTAAGTGTAGTTGGTTTGATTTGAGTTATTATCATTTTCTTTTACTGCTATACATATGCTAAATCATTCATCAATCTTTTTTTCATGTTATTCATAAATGCGACTGCCAAATCTTCCTCACGAATATTGCCTCCTGAACTTCCTGAAGAACCATAATTATTTTGTCTACTAGTATTTACTCTTGGACTTCTTTGATCAACTACTACATAGTTTTCTCCCCGTCTTTCAGTTGCAACATTTACCGTCGAGGTTGATGGTCTTTGAATCGCTGCAGGTGTAGGTGTTGTTTGTTCTTGTGTAGCAGATGGAGAAACAGAACCCTTGAAGTCGAAATGCCATGGTTCTTTTTGAGAAAATCCCATACCTGTGTTTATCCATCCAAATTTTGACCCATACTTTTGAACCCAAGGAATACCATTAGCAACATCAATGGCGAGACCCTTTTCATGATTAGACCTACCAGGCGGAGCAGCAAGATTCCCCTGTCCCTTAAGATACAATTGATAAAGATAATTTTGTTGTTCATAACTACGAAAAGATGAAGAAAGGGTCAGATTAAACA